ATGTTTCTCTCTCGCCTGTTCAAAGCCCTGCGGCCGTCGCCGCCGAAGACGCAGCCGCCGCGGGTCGCCGGCCTGTTCGCGCCGCCGTACCCGGCCGCGGGCTGGTGGCACGACGACCCCGCCGAGCAACTCCGCAACTACCGCTCGTGGGTCTACGCCGCGGTCAACGCCATCGCGCAGGAGGTCGCGCGGCACCGGCCGTTCTTGTACCGCAACACCGGCCAGGCGGAACACGAACAAGTTGCCCTGCCGCACACGCACGCGCTATGTCGGTTGCTCGACCGCCCGAACCCGTGGCTGACGCCGTGGGAACTCTGGTACCTCACGGTCGTCTACCTCGAACTCACCGGCAACGCGTTCTGGTACGTCGCGCCGCAGTCGGTCGGCGACACGCGGCTCGGCACGCCGGGCGAAATCTGGATCATCCCGACGCCGTGGGTGCGCATCGTCCCCGATCGGACCGAGTACGTCAAAGCCTATCAGGTCGCGGCGCCCGGCGTGCCGGCGGAGACGTTCGGGCCGGACGAGGTCATTCACCTGAAGTACCCGAACCCGCTCGACCCGCACTACGGCCTCTCGCCGCTCCAGGCCAACGCGCTGACGGTGGACGCGAACACCGAGCTACTCAAGTCGCGCTACCAGACGTTCCTCGCCGGCGCGAAGCCCGGCGTCGTGCTTCAGACCGAACAGACGCTGACCGACCAGACCGTGACGCGGCTCGAAGAGAAACTGATCGCGAAGTTGGGCGGTCGCGACAACTGGCACCGCCCGCTCGTGCTCGAACAGGGGTTGAAGGCCAGCCCGTGGACGCTGACGCCGGCCGAGATGGACTTCCTCAACTCGTCGCGAATGACGCGGGACGAAATCCTCGCGGTGTTCCGCGTGCCGCCGCCCATCACCGGGGTCGTGGAGAACATGGGCCTGGGCGCGGACATCTGGTTCGGCGCGCGGGTGATGTTCTGCGAGGGGACGATCCAGCCGAAGCTCGACCTGGTCGGCCAGGCGCTGACGCGCGACCTGGCACACCGCTACGGCCCGGACGTGGCGGTGAGCTTCCCCGACTGCTCGCCGCGGAACCTCGACCAGCGCCGCAAGGACGACGAACTCGACGCCCGGCTCGGGCTGCGAACCTTCAACGAGATTCGGAAGAGTCGCGGCCTCGACCCGTTCCCCGACCCGCGCTTCGACAAGCCGATTCTGCCAAAGGAACTCGACGGGTGAGGCGCGCACGCTTCTTCGAAGCGTCGCTAACCAGTCATGCATTTCTGACTTCTGACTTCTGACTTCTGATCTCTGATCTCTGACTCCTGACCCCTGGTGCCCCATGGTCCTCACGCGCGCCGATCCGGCTACCCGCACGCTCGCCGTCAACGCGGACAAGCTCACGGTCCGCTCGGTCATCACCACCATCGACCCGGACCGCGCCGGCGACGTGGTGATCCCCACCGGCATTCTGAACGCCGACGACTACCTGCTGAACCCGGTCGTGCTGTGGGCGCACAACCGCGCGCAGTTCCCGCCGATCGGGGTCTGCGAGTGGCTCGACGTGCAGCCGCGGCGGATCGTCGCCGAGACGCGGTTCGCCCGCGGGGTGCCGTTCGCCGAGGACGTGTTCCGCCTCTACGAGCAGGGCATTCTCCGCGGCTGGTCGATCGGGTTCGTGCCGAAGAAGGCCCGCCGGCTGCCGCCGACCGGTTCGCGGAGAGCGGCCGGGTTGCACGTCGAGCAGTGGGACCTGCTCGAATACTCGGCGGTGCCGATCCCGGAGAACCCCGGCGCGGTCACGGTCGCCATCGAGAAGGGACTCGTCCGCGACCCGTACTGGCGGAACTGGCTGCTCGGTTCGACCGACGGGTTCGACGTGCTGAGTGAGTTGATCGAAGTGCCGTGTGAGGTGCGGCACAGCGAGTGATTCGTTGGCGTGAACTCGGGGGGCTTACGCCCCCCGCTCGCCTGTCTTTTCTGTCTCCTGTTCCCTGTCTCCTGACTCCTGACCAAAGAGGTTTCCCATGTCCACGACGATTCCGACCGACAAGTTCCAGTCTCGCGACGAGCTGGTGACGTTCATCGAGGAGCAGGCCGCGACGGCGGTCGAGAAGGCGGCGCGCGTCGAGCGGCGCGTGCCGTGGGCCACGGCCGGCCCGGTGTGTCAGGACTCGGCCGGTTACTCCGTGCTGAAGGCGGCCGCCTTCGCGCTGGGTTACGTCGGGCCGGACCAGGCGAAGGAGGAGATTCACGCGCACCAACAGTTGCGCGACCTGTACGCCGGGTACGGGTTCATGCCGCACCACGGGCAGCAGTCGTTTCTGGTACCGCTGGCCAGCGCCCACCTGCCGGCGTTCGAGCCGCACGGCCGGCGGCTGCGCGACGAGCTGCACCAGAAGATGACCGCGCACGCCGACAAGTTCGACCCGGACGAGGCCGACTGGATCGGCCGCCGGCTCAACCCCCGGGCCAAGGCGCTCGGCACGCTCGTCGATACCGCGGGCGGGACGATGGTGCCGCTGCCGGTCCTGGGCGAACTCATCGACCTGCAGCGGAGCATGGAGGTGTTCGCCTCGGCCGGGGCGCGCGAGGTGGCGCTGCCGCCGAACGGCCGCATCCAGTTCCCGAAGCTCACGGCCGCCTCGACCGCGTACTGGGTCGGGGAGGGCAGCCCGATCACCGAGAGCCAGCCGACGACCGGCAACCTCGACCTGCAGGCCAAGAAGCTCGGCGTGCTGGTGAAGCTGAATTGGCAGGATGATTACTTACGAACTCGACGCGCTCTAGGATGCAGTCCCGATACTTCGCCTTTTGAACGGCGCGGTAGTGCAGCACCACCTTAGACAGCAGGGACCGCAGCAGTTCAGCTTTCCGCAGCTTGTTCGATCCCTTCAAGGCGTCTTCCGTCTGCTGAAGCTGCTTGCGGTAGCCGTGAAGCTTGGCACGCAGTTCCGCTAACTGGTCTTCGAGAGGCACGCACAGACCTTCCCACCGGGCTAGATCGGCTTCGATCCGTGCAAGCTGGTTGTCGGCGGTATGCAGTTCCCTTTCTGTCCGCGCCCTGCCTTTGGCGAGTAGCCATCCCTCGAACTCCTCTTGCAGCTTTTCCACCTTGGCGCGGGCAGCCTTCACCTTCTGCTCTTCGTACATGACGAACCAGCGCCGCACCATGTCCACCCCTAGCGGAGTGCCAGCGCCGATCTTCGCCAGTTCAGCAGCAAGGCGCTTGTCCCGAATGTCACCCTTGACCGTAACCAGCTTCCGGCAGAGTGCCATACCCGCAGCGTCATCGGCAGTGGTGAAGACCTCTTCAAGATGAGCGATGTAAGCCCGGATGCCCCGCGAAATGGCTTGGTCTAAGTCAATGCTGCCTAGCGTGCAATCAATCTCGCGGATACGCAGCAGGGCAGAGTCTTCGGGGCGGTTGTTGATATCCTCTCGCATCTTGCCGACGTGTTCCAAAACCAGGGCTTCCGCCTTTTCATGGCTGATGTAGTTGCGAGTGCAGCCCGTATCGTTCTGCGGAGAGCGATCCTGCGAGAAGCGGTAGTAAGACGCACAGATATAGCCCGCCTTGCCGCGAGCGCTGAAGCAGTGCATAGCCCGACCGCACTTCCCACAGAACAGCAGACCACGCAAGTAGGTATCTTCCCGCCGCAGTGGGGACGGACGTTCCTTCTTTGTCTTTAGCTTCTCTTGCACCAGGGCGAAGACTTCCGGGTTGATGATGCCTTCATGCACGTTCGGGGTGAGGATGACGGCTTCGCCCTTGTTGGTACGCTGCTTCCTGTCCGGGTTGGTGGTGGGAGAAATCGCTTTGCCGTTGAAGTGGGCGAACTCCCCTTGTGACGTGCGGTTGTAGCGGATGCTGCCGATGTAGACCGGGTTTGACAGGATGTATTCAACCGTAGTCCGTGACCATCCCTTGCCGTATCGGTGTTTGCCCTGTTGGTTCAGCTTGATAGCGATACCGCGCGGGCTGATGGCTTGCGTTCGGTACATCTCGAAAATCTGCTTAACCGTGGCAATCCTTTCCTTAGCCAGTGACAGGACGTAGCGGATAGTATCGGTCCTGTTCTTGCGCGGGGGCTGTTCCCTCTCGACGCGCGACCCGTCCGGCATCACTACCAGTATCTTCCCGTTGTCCTGATAGTGGACGCGCCAGAGCAGTTCTCCGCTTTCAGTCCGGTATTCCTTGTCGTAGCCGTATGGCGGAATCTTGCTCTGAGGCTGCCCGCGCTTCGCCCTGTCCACCATCTCCCGTAGGACGTTGGTTCCTAGCTTCTCTTGAAACTCCCTGCTGCCTTCCGCCTTGACCAGCGTAGTAACGCCAGTGGCGATATCGGGGCTTGTCAGTTCCGCGCCCGTCGTGACCTCGACTATCCGGCTTCCATGCTCGCGGAAGAGGTAGCAGATATGGAACCACTCGAAATGATCCTTCGTGCCGATGCGGTCTTGATGCCAGCAGTAAACCGTTCCGATCTTGCCTTGCTGGACAAGCCGTAGCATGCTCTGGAAGTCTTCGCGGGTCTTGCTGTGGTGTCTGCTGCCGGTGTCCGTGAACCAGTGGGACGCAGGCGGGAAGGGCAGCCGTCTGTCTGCGAGGTAGTCCCGAACTCCCTTTTTCTGGCTTTCCTCTTCCTGCGGGTCACTGCTCTTGCGGATGTAGACGGCATCTTGACGCATGGCTATTCCCCCTTGCTTTGCTGTGCTGTACGGACCACTTGCTAGCATAGCAACAGCAAAGCAAACAGCAAGCAAAAACCCCGCGCCCGGCTGCCCGGTTCGCGGGGCTGCTCTCTTGGGTATCGTGACTCTCTCGCCATTTCCCCCTAGTTCTCATCCGGGGGCTTTTACCTCGACTACCCGCGCCCTGGTCGGACGCAGTTCCTTGACGACCTCGACAGGAACGCCGATCCGCCGCAGCATCAGGACTGCCAACCTCTCGGCAAGGCACTTCCCACAGAGGAACGACAGACCGGAGTTAGCGGGCTGTCCGCAGACCCGGCACGCATAGGTTTTCATGCAGCACCACCTTTCCGAAGCCGACTTGCCCCGTCAACCTGAACCGGGATCGGCGGCACGTCCGGCAGCGCCTCGAAATCGTGTTGGTCAAAGTCGAACATCAGTTCCGCAGGTTCGGTGCGACCCCTCATCTTGCACAGCACGACAGCCCGGACGTTCACCCCGCCATTGTGGGCGAAGTTCCAGTCATGCTTGATCCCGGCACGATTCCAGAACTGTAGGTCAGGCGAGTGATACCAGCTTGTCACGCTGATATGGAAGCCGTCCGGGTCTAAATCCCTGTCGAACCGCGAGTCAGGGACGTGAGAGAAGTTGAGCGCCCGCGACCGCTTCAGCAGCCTGCGAAGATCGTCGGTAGTGAGCAGCTTTTCGAGTCCTGTTGCTTGCATGGCTTTTCCCCTGGTTTGGCGATTGGTTCCCTACCCATATGGGACACTGCGGAAGGTTCGCGTACCGCGCTGCCCCTCACTTCTATTCAAAGCATCGCTTTTCCCAAACTAAACCAGATTCCGAAAAAACTTGCTCAATATAAGCGCCTTACAAGACCTAGTAGCGAAAAGCCCCTAGCTTCGCTTCTACGGGCTTCAAACGAGAAAGGGCAGGACAGTAGGCAGGAAGGGAGAACGTGCCTCTTATGCGATCCTAGAGCCTCAGAAGGGCATTGCTACAGTTACAGTGCTATTGCTATTGCTATTGCTACAGAAGTGGAAAAAGGCACCAATAGCTTGCGCTGCGCTTAGTAACTTTAGCTGTAAACAAATACCGGGTTTTCCCTATATCAGAAAAACTACTAACAATAGCGTTAGCAATAGCTCTGAACAAGGGAAAACCCGTTGTATTGGCTTCTCTGTTTTGGCAGCGCTCTGAGTCAGAGGAACACACCCTTATAGCAATGAAGCTACCGTCTATGGGTTCAGGACGTTTTACCGGCTTTCTTTTGGATGATCTTTCTGGCTGCGTTTATAAGCCACGCAGCAGGCATGGACCCGGACGTTAAACCCCAACCCATGAAAACAACAGCTTTGGTACTTTGTGCTGTTGCTGCTTGCATCAACTAGCAAGCCCGTTGCCGGGTAACAACTTCCCCAATGTCGCAGGGAAGAGAAAGCCTTACGCAAAGGATGCTCACCAGGGACCGTATTCCGTTTCCCTGACGCTATCAAGGCGAACGCGGTACGTTGTTGCGTAGTCGCGCCAGTTATCAGTTGTGGGCTTCCCTTGTTATCGGTATGCCCTCACAGTTGCGACGTGTGACCGTCTCGCAGTTGATGATATAGTAGTCTGCTTCCTCGCATTTCTCAACTCGGCTTGCGAAATACTTTTTTTGGACGTAAATTGCTTACGCTGTCGAATGTGGGCAGCGGTCTTTGGCGGGTAGTGTAACCAACCCTGACACTACCCGCCTTCTGCATTTCTCGACTTGCTTTTTACTACCAAAATCGGCGATACTGTGCGGACCACTTAGGAGAAGCAGCAATGTTAGTCACTTGTGCCGACCACAAGAAAGCGCCCGGAGTAGTTGTCTGCGTTCACTGCTTTGACCACCAAGCAAAGCTAATGTACCCGGTCAGTAGCGGACCCCCTCAAGAGGAACCCGATTGGCTTTGCGAGGAATGCGTAAAGCAGTTTCCCGACGTTCCGCTAGACCTGCTGAAAATGGTTTGTATGCACTGCGCCAGAGAACTACCCGGCAAGAGATGGCGACCTAGTTGAAAAACAAAGGCTGCTGCATTCATAGGGCATGGAGAATGAACAGCAGCAGCCAAGCCCGTTCGATCTACAACGCTGGCTGCAAGAAACCACTTGGCAGCGCATCACCGAGACTGAAGAATACCGACTGACCACCGAGCTACTAGCCAGCATCGACCAAGCCTTTCCCTGGTTCTGCGAGCGACCGAAATACGCCTCTCTGCTTGACCAGCTATCCCGCAACAGCGCCTCAATCCGCCTCAACTTCTGCGAGGCACTAGGTAAGGCACGCGGGCACGTCCTTAGCTCTCTGCTCATCGCAAGAGGCGAGTGCATGGAATGCTTGGCTACGGTCACGATCCTACCCGAACGCTTTCGCAGCCAGTGGACACCACTTCTGTTGAAGATACTGGAAGCCCTCGACAAGAGAATCAGCAGGCTGCCGACGAAATGAGACGCAGCAGCATAGATAGGGCATGGCAAACGAGATTAGCTACAACCTGCAAGTCAGCATCAGTAACGGCACTTACAAAGACAGCTTCACCAAGCTAGGCGCTTTCATCACGCAGAACGCACAAGGCGCAGCCGGGGGAATCCAGACCGTAGGCACCACCGAAGAAAACCTTGTCATCACCGACAGCGTTACAACCAACGGCTGCATCGTGCTTCACAACCTCGACAGCACCAATTTCGTTGACTATGGGCTTGACGACGCGGGCACCATGAAAGCAATTGGGCGCATCAAACCCGGCGAAGCACACTGGCTGCGTTTGAAGCCAAGCACCAACCTACGCATGAAAGCCGACACCGCAGCCGTCCGGGTTGAGTACCTTCTACTCAATGACTGAAACTTGCTTTTGTATGGTTGCTGCATTATCCTCTTTCGATCCGAAAGGGGGCAGCTATGGGACCACGAACAGAAAACATCAAAGGCAAGCGATATGGCAAGCTGGTAGTCAGGGAGTTTGTCGAAGTGCGGGGCGGTATGGCATGGTGGCTTTGCGATTGCGATTGCGGCAAAACCACAGTAGCACCAACCGGGCGGCTGAACATCGGGCTTACGGCAAGCTGCGGTTGTGGCATGGGCTATAAGACTCACGGACTATCCAAGCTGCTTGCCTACAAAAGCTGGAATCAGATGATGCAGCGCTGTTACAACGAGAAGCATATCAGCTACAAGAACTACGGGGCGAGAGGCATCAAGGTATGCGAGCGCTGGCACGACTTCCCAAGCTTTCTCGCAGACATGGGCGACAGACAGCCGGGTTGGAGCATAGAGAGGCGAGATATCAGCAAGGACTATCAGCCTGACAACTGCACTTGGCTGGAAAACTCCAAGCAAGCCCGCAACAAGCGTAATACCATCTTCGTTGCACCAGGGAAGACACTTCAAGACCACTGCAAAGAGACAGGCGAGAAATACCACACCGCCTACATGCGACGGAAAAGGTTGCTGAACGACTAAAAGCGATCTACAACAATGCGTCTAAGTTACGGCTGATGCTTACTACCAATTGTCTGCTTCTCGGTAGTGGGCATCCGCCTTTCTCTTTAGCTCTTCGTAGCGCTTGTCATCTCGACACATCGAACGCAGCATGTTGAAGCAGAGGCTAGTCAAGTAGCCAAAGATGTTTCGTGTTACTTTGATGTTGTGGTATTTCGTCAGGATCAAGACAACGAATTGCTGCCCCGCCTCTTCAGCATCAACAACAAACCGATACTTCCCCACGATCCCCCTAGCCATCTCTAGCAGCACCAGGGCGAACGCCTCTGGCATCACCCCTGTTCGCTTCAGTTCTGTTACCCATGCCCGTAATTGCTGCTTCGATGCATACATACCGTATCAAAGCAGCAGACGGGGGAAAATGATCGAACAGGCAATCAAAGACAGACTGAGCGCGGTAGCGGGATTGGCAGCCCTGGTGCAAAGCCGAATCTTCCCGACCACGCCACCAGAGAACGCACAGCTACCAATGGTCATTTACCGCGTTTCTCAGAGCGAACCAGTACGGCACCTAACCGGGGCATCCTCACTCAGCAGGCACGTTGTAGAAGCGGATTGTTGGGCGATCAACGCGGACACTGCCTTACAGGTAGCAACCCAAGTACGGGCGGCACTGCACAGCTACCGAGGCGGCAGCATTCAAGGCAGTTTCCTGCAAACGCAGTTGACCGAGGAAGAGGAACTAGGCTACCACGCGCTTCTGACGTTTGACGTTTGGGCAGACAACACAGCTTCCGCCCTCGCAGGCACAGTAGCAGGACAGGACTATACCTTTGGCAACCTGACTGCGAACAACGCCACTGTCAACAACCAGATAACCGCCCCTACTGTCCGTGTTGGTGTAGCTGGCGATGCAAACCTAGTAGTGCGGGGTTCCCCTGGTCCCTTGCTCACTGTGCAGGCAGAGGCAGGCGACGGTATGGCGTTGGAAGTCAAAGACTCAGGGGGACCAGAGCGGACGTTTGCCGTAATGAGTACGGGGGAACTGCGGACCAACCAGACCGACCCGGCAACCACACTAGGCAGCGTTACCAAGCGCCTGCCCATCTACAACCCTGACGGTACACTGCTTGGCTACATTCCCGTTTACAACACTATTACATGATATGGGCAAGAAGTACGAACAGGTTAGGCAGAAGCAGATAGAAGAGACGGCAAGGAAGGCAGTGGCGTACATCATGGACTACTGTAGGCACTGGCATTCCTCGACAGGACAGCAGCAACAGGATTACTTTGCATGGATGGGTTATGTGCATGACGTAGCGTTCCTGCTGATGCGAACTGACAACTACGAAGAGCAAATCAAGGAAGTGGTGAGCGGTTGGAGCGGAGAGAAGCGCCCCGGCAGCTAACTTTTTTTGGCTACTGTCCTGACCCAACCCGCCCGCAGCATTTCGCAAACTGCAAGGTTTTGAAACTCCAGAAAGGGAGACGGATGTATAAGATTGGCGACGTTGTGAGAGCTAAGGTAGGCGGACCACCGATGACTATTGACCGCATCGAAGGGCAGGAAGCGCATTGCGTTTGGTTTGACAAGCGAAAGTTGAAGCGCGGCGTATTCCCATTGGTCGCACTGGTTTTGACAGAGGCGGACTAATGGGACTACGCGGACCACAACCGACACTGAAACTTCGCAGCGAACCGCTTACCGACCTCGCAGCGCCCGAATGGTTGAGCAAAGACGCAGCAGCTTTCTACAGCAAGCATGCGAAGCAGCTACAGGAAAACCAGCTTCTTACCGTTCAGACAGCCGACGCATTCGCGCTCGCCTGCGATCTATGGGCAAGGGTTCAGCAATTCAAAGGCAAAGAGACAAGCCGCGCGTATCTCGACACTGTGAAAGCCTTCCTGTCCGCAGTGAAGCCCTTCCGCCTAGTGCCGAACGAAAAGCCGCATGTCAAGGAAGATCGGTTCGCAGACTTCACAGAGGTAGACATTGACTGAGATACCACCAACAGCGCCAAAGCTAGCACTACACAAGCCCGAACCGGCGAGGCACCTAACGACCTCGCAGCGCGGCTACGGAACTTCCCATCAGAAGCAAAGACTTCGCGTGATTGCCGAGCAATGCGGAATTTGCTGGCGCTGTCGGCAGGCATGGGCAACCGATCTTCACCATAAGGACCACAACCCATTCAATCGCAGCAGGGACAATGTAGAGGCATGGTGTAAGCGCTGTCACGATGAGTACGAAGCGGCTTACAGAAAGGGCAAGTGTTAGTTCGGCATAAGAGCGACGAAGCCTTTCTTGACCAGGGCGGCAAATGGGATGAGGAAGCCGGACAGAAAGTAATCCGGTTCTTTGAAAGCTACCTCTGCCTTGAAGACGGAAGACCCTTCAAAGTCCTGCCCTGGATGCGGGACGTAATCCGGTCTTGGTATTGTTGGCTGACACCGGAGAACCAGAGGCGTACCCGAATCGGCTTGCTGACGTGTGGGCGCAAGAACGCCAAAAGCATCCTCACTTACGGCTTGACTGCATACCACTTGGTAGCCGATGGCGTCCAGTCCCCTAGCTGTGCAAGCTGTGCTGTCAACCGAGAGCAGGCGGCACAGATATTCGATTGGTTCAAGTTTGCGATAGACAACAACCCGAAGCTGTCCAAAGCACTGCACGCGATCCCAAGCAAGAAAACCATTCTGTACCCTGCGAAGAATGGGAAGTACCGAAGCCTAGCAAGCGATACGCAAGGCGGTAACTTCGGGCACGGCTTTACCTTTCTGGTGCATGACGAGCTAGCTTTTCACAAGCGGGATGACCTCTATACCACGTTGAAGAACAGCACCGACGCAAGACGCGGGTTGCAGGTAATCACGTCAACAGCCGGTTGGAACAAGAACGGGGCATTTTACAAGCTGGTGCAGTATAGCCGCAAAGTGCTGTCCGGCGAGATCATCGACCCGACCTTTCAGCCCTGGCTATTCGAGATTCCCGAAGGGGCGGACGTTGAAGACGAAAACAACTGGCGTCTTGCTAATCCGTCAATTGGCGTGTGCCAGTCCGCAGAGGATTTCCGCAGCCAGTGGGAGCGCGAGAAGCGGGACGCAACAACCAGACTCGCATTTACCCGGCTGAAATTCAACCAGTGGACTGACGCGGAAAACGCTTGGATTCCGGTTGAGTCTTGGGACGATTGCAAGTCAAACGTCAACCTCGACGGTATCCCGGTTGTGTGTGGCGTTGATGTTGGTGCAACCAGAGACTTAACCGCTATCACCCTGGTTGGCGTCCTGCCTGACAAGCAGTTTGCCGTCAAGACTTGGGGCTTTGTGCCAGAGGGCGCGTTCAACACCCGCGACCACTGCAACCACCTTCAGTATCAAGCGTTCGCCAAAGCCGGAAGCCTGATAGTCACCCCTGGCACCGCTACCGATGAACAGCAGCTAATTGGCTTCCTTGATGACCTCCGCGAGCGTTACAGCATCGTCGGCGTAGTCTTTGACAAGTGGCAGTCCTTGACCATCAGCAACCACTGTATGCGGCAAGGGCTTCTGACTTACAACTTCCCGCAGACGCATTCCTATTTCAACGCGCCTTGCATCGAACTGGAAAGACTGGTCAACAACCGGAAGATAGCTCACGATGGCTGCCCGTTGCTGCGCTGGCAGATCGGACACACCTACCTAGACCGGGACCACAAGGGCTATGTCAAGCCTGTTACCGCACGTCCTGAGAACAAAAAGGACAACTTGATAGCCCTGCTGATGGCGTTGTCTATCGCGCTGCAAGTGTCACCATCCAGCAAACCAAGCATCTACCAAGACCGAGGCTTAGTAATTCTGTGAGCAGGGCACCTACATACCTGCATGAAGTTACTAAGCTGGTTGTTCCCTCGCAAGCAAGAGAGCAGAGGGATTACAAGAGACATCGGGGTAAGCTACGGGCTGATTAACAACACTGGCACTAGCCTTGAAAGCGCCCTTGCGCTCTCGGCTGTTTGGTGTTGCGTCCGCGTGCTTGCGGAAGGCGTTGCCTCTCTCCCTTGCATCACATACAAGCGGCTACCGAGGGGCGGCAAAGAACGCGCTGCCGAGCATCCAAACTACCGGCTGCTTCGCACTGAACCCAACCCGGAAAGCACCGCCTACCAGTTTTGGGAGACTTTGATATTTCACTGGTCCCTCTACGGCAATGCATTCGCCGAAGTGGTCAGGGATGGAAGCGGCAGACCGATTGCCCTGTATCCCCTCGACAGCCGTTACATGCAGGTTGACCGGGACCAGGGCGGCAAGCTGGTCTATGTCTACCGCGACGGCAAGGGCGAAGCGGTCTTGAAGCCGGAAGACGTGTTGCACGTTGCGGGACTGTCGGCAGACGGATCGGTTGGCTACAGCCTGCTTCGCACTGCACGGAACGCGCTGAAGCTTACCGAAGCCACGGAAGAGTTTGGCAGAAGCTTCTTTGGTAACTGTAGCCGACCATCCGGGCTGCTCAAAACTGAAGGCGTGTTGAGCGATCAGGCGCGGGAGAATCTTCGCCGATCTTGGGAAGCACTTCACAGCAGCAGCAGCAACACCGGGAAAGTAGCGATCTTGGAAGAGGGGTTAGACTTCTCGCCGATCCAGCTAACGAACGAAGAGGGGCAGTACAAGGAAACCCGTCAGTTTCAAATCTTGGAAGTCTGCCGGTTGTTCAACGTCCCCCCGCACCGCGTTCGCGCCCTCGACCGCGCCACTTGGGGAAACATCGAAGCCGAAAACATCAGCTTCGTAACGGACACGCTGCGCCCGATCTTGGTGCGCTTTGAACAGGAAGTAAACCGCAAGCTATTCCTGCCCTCAGAGCAAGACACCTACTTTGCTGAATGGCTTGTAGATTCGCTGCTGCGAGGGGACACCGCAAGCCGGTTCAACGTCTACGCTGTCGCACTGCAAAGCAAAATCCTGTCCGTGAACGAGTGCCGAGAGATGGAAAACAGGAACCCCATCGAAGACCCCGAATTTGATAAGCCCGGCATTCCACCAGGGCAGCAGCCGGAAGCCGATCCCGCCGACGAAGGCACCGAGGGGGAGCAGCTTCCCGACGAAGACCAGGGCGACGAAGAGCAGCCCGGAGAGGAAGAGGAATGACCATCGAACAACGCAGCTTCGCAACCAGCTTCAGCACCGAGGAAGGCAAGCGGCTTGTCGGCTACGCAGCCGTTTGGGACACGCCTACCACGATCCGCGAAGCCGGACGCACCTTCACCGAGGTTATCCGCAGAGGGGCATTCCGCAAGGCGATTGACTCCAAAGGGGACATTATCGCCACGTTCAACCACGATCCCAACCGCCTGCTTGGGCGCACGGCAAGCGGTACGCTGTCCCTCGCAGAAGATGACCACGGCTTGCGGTTCATGTTGGAACTACCGGACACACCAACCGGGGCGGAAGTCCGCGCCCTGGTGCAAAGAGGCGACTTGAACGGGGCATCCTTCAGCTTCGCGCCCCGCAAGGATGGGAACCGATGGCAGGGAAGCCAACGCGAACTAGTAGACCTGTTCCTTTTTGAACTCGGTCCCGTTGCGTTGCCAGCGTACAAAGCTACCTCTCTAGCACTTCGTAGCAACCTCGACTTGTGCAAGTTGAAGCTGACACTTGCTGAGAAAATATAAGGGCACGCGCCTACATACCTCCAGAGTTTCAATTAAAGACCTCTGGAGGGATATGAAAAGTGTTGAACTACGCGAGACACGCGCCAAGATTGTAGCAGACTCTCGCAAGCTGATTAACACTGCTGAAGCTGAGAACCGCGACCTTACCGCAGAGGAGCGTCAGCAGTTTGAAAGCATGATGGCTGACGTTGATTCGCTGGCTGTCGAGATTGAAAAGAGCGAACGTAAGGAAAAGGTTGAACTGCTTGAAGCCGAGCAGCGCAGCATTCAGCCCCGCAAGACAAACCCATCTCTTCCGCCTCAGACCGCAGACGAGTACCGCGCAGCCTTGCGTAACTGGTGCCTGTTGGGGACCGGCAAGGAAGACAGTTCCGCCGACATGCAATTCCGCATGGCTAACCACGGCTTCACTAACGCAAGCCTTGTTTACGTCCGTGCGCTGTCGAAAGGCACGGCAACCGCTGGCGGTCACACCGTTCCGCTTGGCTTCGTCAACGAGCTAGAGAAAAAGCTGAAGTGGTATGCACCGATCCGCAACGTAGTCCGTGTCATCAAGACCGAGACGGGGCAAGACCTCGACTACCCGCGCGTTGACGACACCGCGAACAACGCTGGTATCGTTGCTGAAGCTGGTACGCTCATCAACAGCCCTGACCCGACATTCGACAAGATCACCTTCAAGGCTTACAAGTACAGCAGCCCGATTATCAAGGTTTCCGCTGAGTTGCTGGCTGACAGTGCTTTCGACATCGAAGCCGAGCTAGCAGACCTCTTGACGCAGCGTATTGCACGCGGTCAGGAAGCCCACTTCGTAGCAGGCGACAACAGCAGCAAGCCGCAAGGTTTGACCACTGGTGCGACCTCTGGCGCACAGCTTGCGGGCGGCAACGCCTTCACTGGCGACAAGTTGATTGACCTCTTCCACAGCGTTGACATTGCCTACCGGCAGAACGGCGCTTGGCTGATGCACGATCTTACTTTGGCTGCGATCCGCAAGGTAAAGGACACGACAAACCAATACCTTTGGCAGCCGGGCTTGACTGCTGGCGCACCGGACACCTTGCTTGGCAAGCCGGTTTATGTGTCCAACAGCTTCGCCGAGTACGCGGGCAGCGAAGGCACCAACAAGCCTCTTGTCCTGTTCGGCGACTTCAACAAGTACGTTGTCCGTGACGTTACGGGCGCAGTCACCTTGCAGCGCTTGAACGAGTTGTACGCGGCAACCAACGAAATCGGCTTCGTCCTGCATACGCGGGCTGACGGTCGCTACGCCGGTCACTCTGGTTGCGTGAAGTCTTTGAATAGCGCGTGATGAGTAGTTCTTGCCTTTCTCCTGTGGGCAAGGTTCACCCCCGGCAGCTTGTCAGTTGTCCGGGGGTTTTCTTTGCGCCCTTACTACGTTAAGGGATGCCATACAAAAACCCCATTGACAGACGCAACAACTATCGCAAGTGGCGAGCAAAGAACCGCGACTATCACAAGCAATGGTTACTAGCTCACCCTGGTTATCAGCAGAAGTACAACGACCGCTATAAGGACAAGCCGAGAAAGCGAAAGCGCGGCAAGTCTAGCCCGGAAGCCCTCGCAAGGCAGGGGAAGCGACGATACCGCAAGCGCCGCGACTTCGTAAACGCAGTCAAGGAAATGTACGGCTGCCAGAATCCCGCCTGTTGCTGGCAAGGCTACGTTCCCGCCTGTTGCCTCGACTTTCACCACCTAGACCGATCCGCAAAGCAATTCAACATAGGGGCAGCCCTCAGAGGCAAGGGAAGGCTTGCGAAGGAAATCAACCGTTGCACTGTCCTTTGTGCTATCTGCCATCGGCTCGAAACATGGGGGAAGCTAGACGCTAGCACGTTTCCGCGATGCGACATAGACGATACGGGAAAACGGCGCGACACCGCTAAATAGGGCATGTACACCGTTCAAGTAATCACACCGCCTGCGAGCGAACCAGTAACAACGCAGGAACTAAAAGACCATCTCCGGTTGAATGACAGCAGCGAAGACAGCTTGCTAGCGGGCTTCATCAAAACAGCACGCTTGCAATTCGAGCTAAACACCGGGGTAGCCGTCCTGCCCACTGTCTTCCGTCAGCACTTCTACGCGATTGCTGGTCCGATCTACCTCTATCGCGGGAACGTCTCGGCTATTGGAAGTGTCATGTACTGGAACACGGCGGGCAACTTTGTTAGTGACAGCACCTACCTTAGCGACCTCATCAGCAACCCGGCTAAAGTCTGGTGGCAGGTTTACCCGGTCACGCATAGCGACAAGTCACCGAAAGGCTATGTCGAGTTTACAGCAGGTTGGGCGAATGCAGCAGCAGTGCCGGAAGACGTAAAAACCTGCATCAAGCTGCTTGCTGCTCACTACTACGCACACCGCGAAGCCTACACCGAAGACACTGACCTAAGAAACCTGCCTCTCGGCTTCCAAAGCGTTTGCAGGGCTTACAAGACGGGGCTTGTTGGTGAGTTGGGGGTAGCACTATGAGCGCAGCAGGACGATACGCAGACCGCATGAAATGGCTGAAGGCAACCCGGCTACCGAACACGCTAGGGCAGCCCGAAGAGTCTTTTGCACTCAATGGCTACCTCTGGTGCCAAGTGGAGAGCAACCAGGGCAGGAAGCAGGAAGACTACGGCGCAGAGCGGACGGGCATTACCGCCACGATCCGCATTCGCAACTACCCGGAAATCACCGCCCTGGATCGGCTCGAATCGGTCGAATGGGGCGACTTGTGGGTTATCGAGAGCATCGGCAGAGGGGACAACGAATTGATAGCAGACTGCTACCTCTTCGATGAAGACCTAGAAGGGATAGCGTGAGTAGCGTTAAGTGGGAAATAGACCCTATCAAGCAGGCTAACAAACTGAAAAAAGGAACGCGGAACAAAGCCCTGCGTATCGCGGTCAACCGTTCCGCCTCTCCGGTCAAGGCTGCTGTAGCTGGCAACGCACCGAGGCGACACGGCTACCTTTCCAAGTCTATCCGTATCCGTGTCCGCAACTACAAGGGCAACGACGTTTGGCTAGCGGTAATCGGTCCTTCTAGCAAGTTCCGCAAAGCCAAAGGCAAACGCAAGCGCGGACCAAACAAGGGACAGCCGATCTACCACAACCCAAGCAAATACGCACACCTAGTTGAGAGAGGCACCAAGCGTAGCAAGGCAAGCCCTTTCTTGAAGCCTGCTTTGCAATCGCACCAGAACACTTACCGGCAATCGCTAACCGAGAACATCCGCCGCGAAGTTGATGCCATGCTAGCCAAAGGAAATTGAACCGCACCAGCATACATACCCACAGCAAGTAACTAACAAGCTGTGAGGAAGTATGGCTGTAATCGGTTTGACCTCGAAAGTAGAGATTGACACCAACGGTTCCGGTAGCTGGTCTACCATTAGCGAAGCGACGATGATTAACGTGCCGAGCTATGAAGTCTCGGTAGTTGACGCATCCCACCTAGCGGTTTCCAGTGCTAACAAGCTGTTTATTCCGGGTATGAAGGATGCTGGCGTCTTGTCCTTTGAATGCAATTACACAAAGGCTACGTTGCAGTTGCTCAACACTCACCGGGGCATCATGCGAAACTGGCGCGTCACGTTTGTAGATGACGATGGCACCGGACCAAACACGCAACTTGTAATGACTTTTGAAGGCTTCATCACCAAGACCGAAACCGCCCTCGAAATGGAAAACGTCGTTCGCATCAAGACAGACGTGAAGGTTTCTGGTGGCGTGACACTAGCTTAATGTTATGAGTAGAGAAATCATCCTTAGCCGAAAGCATGTAACGGTAAAGCCTGTCACCACAGAGCAGGGAACCGTCTACGTTCGCAGCCTATCCAATGCACAGCTTCGCAAGATAGCGGCACTGGAACAGGAAGCGAAGACCGAAGCCGACAAGACGCTAGCGGTACTACCCTGGTTGATCGTTTACGGCTGCTGTGACTCGCAAGGCAATCCGGTCTTTTCCGAGGCAGACATTCCGGCGATTGATGACCTTCCCCCCGATTACCTCGCAACACTAGCGGCGGAAGTCTCAAAGCTGGTGAACGGTACGAAGCTGGAAGACGCTAAAAAAAACTAGAGACTGACTCCGATTTACATTTCTGCATGCGCCTAGCGGCTAATCTTGGGATGACGCTAGGCGATATCCTCGACCTGACACAAGACGAAATCACCTACTGGAAAGCTTACGAACTGACCTACGGGCTTCCGTTCACCCGCCTTGAATGGTCCATCGCAATCGGATCAACAGCAACCGCTAACAGCATGGGCGCGAAGCTGAAGGCGTCTGACCTCATCCCGCGCATCGAACAGCCCATCACAGACGTAGCAACCGCACGCGCGTTCCTCGCATCTCGTTTCGGAATTGCTGACTAGCAGCCCTACATAGCTTTACTATGGCGGGATCAATCGGAAAAGCAGCACTCATCCTGACGGCTGATGCAAGCAAGCTACACAGCGGACTAGACAAAGCGGGCAGTGAAGCCAAGTCAAAGGTTGGCAGCATTGCATCTAGCTTGAAGGGCGGTTTTGTTGCGGGCTTGGGTATCGCAGCAGCGCAAGGCGTTGTTGATATCGTCCAGTCCATCGCGGGCAAGTTCGGCGAGCTATCCGGCAAGATCGACGGGGCGAGCAAGGCGGCACGCAGCTTAGGTACCGATACCGCTACCTTCATGGGTTGGCAACACGCAGCCGACCTCTCCGGGGTATCCGTTGAACAACTCGAAACAGCGCTAGGCAAGTTCCGCCAGTCAGTCAGCGGACCTATGGATGAGGCGCTATACGCTTTCGCGGACAAGCTGCAAGGCGTCAGCGATCCGGGCGAACGCGCGAAGATGGCGGTTGAGGCGTTCGGCAAAGCTGGCGTCAAAATGCTGCCCATGCTGGAAGGCGGATCGGCGGGCATCAAGGACATGGTTGAGGAAGCCAAGCGCCTTGGCATTGCCCTGGATGACGTACAAGGGCAGAAGATCGAAGCCGCTAACGATGCCATCACCAGGGTAAAGGCTAGTATTGCTGGCGTTATCAACCGTGTCCTAGTGGCAATGGCACCAGTGGTTGAGAAGCTAGGCGCGGCAATCGTCAACGTCATGACAAAGCTAGCGCCCCTCTTTGACTTCCTCGCAGAAGCACTATCGACCTATTGGGAAGTGATGATTGCCTTTTGGGGCGAAGTCTTCAACGCCATTTGGGAAGTAATCAAGTCGGTAGGCGAGTTCATCTCGGAAATCTTCAACCTCAGTGGCGTTACTCTGACAGCGCGTGACGTAGTGCTAGGCGTGCTGAAGGCTATTGGCATCGGCTTCGCCTACGTTTGGGACACCATCAAAGTAGGGGCGGGAGTCATTGCCTACGTTGCCAGCTTCCTAGTTGAAGGCTTCGGCAAAGTGGTGAAGATGCTGCGTCACGTCTTCGAGCTAGCAAAGGAATTGCCTGATGCCGTCCGCCCTAGCTGGCTGGACAAAGCAATTGATGGCGTGATCGAGTTTGACAAGAAGACGGAAGAGACAGCAAAGAAGATGCGTTCATGGGGCGAGGGGACATGGAAGAACTTCGGCAAGAGCGCTGATGACGTGCGGAAGTGGTTCCAGCAATTCGACAAGGAAAAGGACAAGCCGAAGCCGAAGGGGGCAGCAGCAGCGCCCGCCGAAGAAAAGAAGATGGAATACAAAGCGGTTCAGGCAATGGTGCAAGGCAGCCGCGAGGCAATCAGCGTTGAAGCCCGGTTCCGCACGCAGCAAATCATTGACAAAGACAAGCTAGCCAAAGAGCAGCTTAACGAAGCCAAAAAAGCCAACGAAGAGCTAAAGAAGATTGCTGCTGCCGTTGCTGGCGGGGCTATCGTGTTTGGGGCGTTCTAAATGAGCAAGACCGAAAAGCTATTGCTACTGACATACATACTGCGAGTTGCTAGGGTTCCGTATGTCTTGACGGAGGATCATGAGTGTAATCTATGTAAGCGAGCGGAAGAGAGAGGGACGCAGAGACGAAAAGGGGATTCGGTACTACACGCGGACATTTCAGGTAGTGACCGACAACCCGCAGGACGGACCCCTTGTAGCGAGTAGCGGGGTTGGGATTCTGCTGTATTCGTCCTACATCACGCCGAATGAATCAGACCTCTTCGCAATCTGTAAGAACATCGAATGCCACCTAGAGCCGGATCAGTTGACGGTATGGGAATGCGTTTACAGCTACGATTCCGCGCCGTTCGATCAGAAGGGCGGCGGACCACAAGGGCAAGGCAACCCGCAGCAGGGCAACAACCAACAGAACCCTACGGCACGTCCCTGGCAACTTGAGTTCGGCAGCAACAAAACAACCAAGCTACTGACTAAAGACCTCAACAACAAAGAGGTAGTCGCCAGCAACGGGCAGCCGTTTGACCCCCCGCTAGAAGTACCGGCAGCCTTCCCGACCATCACGATTACAGCTTACAAGGCGTTCGCTGTCTTCGCGGAAGTGCCGTTCTACACCAACGCCATCAACTCGGATGCATGGCAAGGCTTCGCGCCGAAAACGCTGCGATGCACGGATTACAAGCTACAGACGCAGTACGAAAACGGCGCTTACTTCTGGCAGAAGACCGTTGTTCTTGAAGTCCACCCGGACAGCACTTGGAACCCGGTCAAGATTCTGGACGCGGGCACATTCGAGAAAGTCAGCGAGAACCCGGATAAGCCGGTTCAGCCCATCGAAATCAACGGGCAGCCTGTTACCTCTCCGGTCCCTCTGAACGGCGCGGGCAAGCGGCTAGCTGCTGGCGCACAGCTTGTCTACCTCGACTTCCAAGCATACCGCGAAGTGCCGTTTGCCAACATCATCTAAGGGGGGCAAGTGGCAGAGCAGTATTTCGTCTTAACGCAGGACACCAAGACCGAGGTAGAGCGGCTAGTTGATACCAAGCCGGGCATGACCTACGGGCACGGCAAGGGCGCGGGCAATCGTCCGGTATCGACCGTCAAGGTAACGGGCTGCTTCAACCTGACCTATCAGGCATACCCCGGCATCATCCAGATTTGGGACGACTTTAGCGGGCAGTGGAAAGACCAAGACGCCTGTTGGATCAGCGATGTAAACAACGCCACGCTGTCAATTGACAAGCGTTACCACGCGATCAACTACGGGCGGCTTGAAGCGGACGTAGACAAGAAACCGCACCTAAAGACGGATAGCTGCTGCGTCGGTTCCGCCTCTTGCTCTTCCTCGCAGTCAAGCAGCCAGAGCAGTTCTCAGAGCAGCAGCCAACCGTCTAGCTCGCAGCCGTCATCCTCGCAGCCGTCAAGCAGCAACCCGTCTAGCAGCACCAGCAATCCGAGCGCGTCTAGCTCATCCTCGCAGAGCGGATCAAGCAGCAGCAGCCAGTCAGGATCAAGCAGCAGTAGCCATAGCGGATCAAGTAGCAGCCAGAGCGGAAGCAGCAGCCAGTCAGGTAGCGACAGCGGAAGCAGCAGCAATCCGAGCGGTTCAAGTAGCTCTTCCGGCTGCACGGATCAAATCTGCGTTGTGACCGATGTTGCCTGCGTCAACGGGCAGCTTGTGGTTACTAAGAAGTGTTACAGCATCGTCAACGGTCAATTCTGCGAAGTGCAGCAGAGCAGTAGCGGCGGAGGCGGCGGACCACCACCACCACCGTAAAGGGGAAGCATGGCTATAACTTCATCGTCACTAGACGGCGGAAGCGATAGCAGTAGCTCTAGCGGTTCCTGCCAATGCTGTTGCTGTCCGTCTTCCGAATCGCTCTCCGGTCCCTCAAGCAGCGCTGTTGAAGCCACGATGGTTGAAGGCACCGGCGGCAGCGAAGAGATTCCGTCTACGTTCTATCTCAGCTTCGGCGACACTACCTTAGCAATGGCAAGCCCGCGCCCTGGTGTGTGGCAGAGCAGAGACAACCGCTACACTTTCCACCGGAACGGGCTGCTTGACATTGCCACTATCGGCAAGGCTACCCCCTCGCAGTGGTCTACCGCGCCGTTTGAAGTGGTCTACCAGACGCCATCAGGAGAAATCACGCTAACGCTATGATTGAATGCGATTGCCAACAGCCCGGCTTCTGCCCTCACTACCAACGCCAGTTCACCCGGCGACAGTGGGAGATTGCGCGGGGCATCAGGATCAGTGAAGGCGAACGAAAGCTATACCTCGACAAGTGGGAGCAAGAGCTAGTCGAGAAGGGAGGTAGCCCGGACCAGGGCGGCACCTTTCACGCCAGCCCACCAACCGAAAACGGCTGCCACTGCAACCGGGGACCACGCGCCGAAGACGGACGCAGACGAGTACGCTGAAAAGCTGATTCTGCACAACAGCCAGTGTCCCGGCGATCATCTCGGCATTACGGCTGCCCTCGAATGCCTGCACCGCCTCTACCCTGGTGAGTACCTGACAGACGTTCGGACCAATCACCCGGACTGCTACGCCAACAACCCGCGCGTTACGCCGATCCCCGATGACCAGGGCAGGCGTATCGACATGCACTGTCCGCTAATCAACCGCAGCAATCAACAGCCAGTGCATTTCATGGACGCATGGACGCAGCACCTTGCCAACCAGCTTGGCAGACCTCTGCAACTGGTGGTAAACCGCCCCTACGTCTACCTGACCGAGCATGAACAGCGCTTCCGCCCGGCTGCCGCACCGCCAACCGGCAAGTACGCCGTGATTAACGCGAGCTACAAAAGCTGCTACCCTCTGAAGCATCCAGGGCACAAGCTGTATCAAGCCATCGTTGACCACTTCCGCGACCGGATTACCTTTGTGCAGACGGGGGACGCCAAAGAGCATTACCGCGAGCTACAGGGACCGAACGTAATCAACGCCATCGGGAAGACCAGCGTTCGGGACTACATCCGGCTTTGCTATCACGCGGAATTCGGCATCGGACCAGTAACAAGCACACTGCATATCTTCGCAGCGTTTCAGAAGCCGTATTTTTGCTTCAACACCAGGGAACCTAACTCTTGGCTGTTCTATCCCTCAGTGCAGTTCATTACCTCGAATGGCTTGCTGCCTTGCAACCGCTACGGCGCGTGCTGGCACAACAAAGCCGATCCTGCTTCCCCCGACCGCAACATTTGCGAGCGACCACACTTTATAGATGGGGAATGGATACCGGAATGCGCCAAGATCATCAACCCGGCAAGCGTCTGCGAGCGCATCGAAGCTATGTACAACTCAGGGATGTTGACCTATGAACCAAGAGCTATGACCGAGACACCGAAAAGCATCATTCCCGACAACCCGACCGTAGGCATTGCGATTGCAACTCACGCCTGCGTTCCTTATGTCCATATGCAGCTAGAGGCACGGAAGCGGTTCTATCCCGACGTTCCCGCCCTGGTAGTCGATGACTGCTCACCAGACTTCCGCGAGCTAGCCAACCTCTGCAAGCAGTACGGCGCAGACTTCATCAGCAACCCTCAGAGGCTAGGGCACGTCAAGGGGGACATTGCCAGTTACCGCCACGCTATCCAGTGGGCAGCAGCCAAAGGGCTTGACCTAGTGGTGAAGGTTTCCCGCCGATGGATCATCATGAAGCCGTGGGTTGAAGACTTCAAGCGCCTTGCGATCCTGACGCAGTACCCGACCTACAGCAACCGTTGCGATCATTACGGCTTCGGCTTTCGCAGTGAGTGTATCGGGCTTCATGTTGATAGCTGGTTGCAGACAGTCCCGACGATGTTGGAAGCGATCCAGGGACCAGACCCCGGACTAGCAGAGGCGTTCTACGATCAGCGTTGCAGCCAAGCTATTCCCCTCTGCGAGATGGCAAAAGACTATCAAGCCGAGCATCCGGGTTGGGCGACTTGGGATTTGTTGGGCACCAACCGGCATGCGGTCCCACCGTGGATACTCTGGCACAACGCGCTAACGCCAGAGGTTTATCATATGAAGGCGAAAGAATGGGGATTGCCTTACAGCGTTGAAGCGTTCCGGCAAGTACCGTGAAAGGAAGCCTGCCGGGTAGTTGAAGAAGGAGAATGCCGAAAACCACCTACCCGGCAGGCAGGAGAAACGAGCCACACTTATCTAGTAACCGAGGGGGGAAATTGAGAGAGAATCTTGAAAAGGCACGGCAACTGAAGCAGCAGCTAAAGCAATCCTTCAACCTCTACACCAAGACCGAGGTAGCAGAGGCAGCAGGCGTCTACCCTTGCCAGTTGAACTACTGGATTCACCGAGGCGTCATCCCTGCCCCGACCGTCTACTATCACAAGCTGTACCCCTTCTACACCGAAGAGCAGCGTAGCGCCATTGTCGAGATACTAGCCAACGTCATCAAGCGGCGGAAGTGAAGCTATTCGCAGGCTTCTGCTTCATCCTCGACACGGACGCCGAAGAGCCGACCGAAGTTGTAGCGCCATTGCAGGGCGAAACTCATCCCGATTAAGCCATCAAGGGGGCTAGCTAGCAGGCGCGACCATTCGTTGTCGTTTGGCACCCGACCTAGTTCCTTTTGAACCTCGACTACCCAATTATCAGCAGCGTCAATGACCCCAAGCTGAAGCGGAGCGATCTTCAGAATTGCCCGGAGCGCGTCGATATCTGAATCCGGCAGCAGGGTTTTGTCTTTCCTCAGCTTCTCTGCATTCTTCGTTTTGAAGTCGGCTTCCGCTTCAGCAATGATTGCCTTTATCTGTGTATCGTCTTGAAGGTTGTCGATCAGCTTCACCAGCTTCTTAGCGCGCCAATCACTTTGGTTGACGAAAGCAAGGAACCGCAGAACCTTCTTTGCCCATGATTCGTTCTGCGAGAGCAGCCAATCACGCTGTTTCTTTGCTAGGCGGCATAACCCTTCGTCAGCAATCTGCGTCTTCGTCAGGTATCGCCACTTGGTTATCTGAAGACGAAGCGGGGGCTTTTTCTTCGCCTCTTGGTAGTCAGTGAGCAGGACTAGCGCATCATGTTCGCTGCCTAGCAGTCTCTCGTATGCTGAGAAAAACGGTTCGCTAGTGCAGTAGTTCTCTGAAGGCGACTTGCAGCCCATATCCAAATCAGGCAAATCAACACCACGCGCCGGGTTGATCTTCAGGGGCGGGATTCCGAGGCTTGCGAAAGTGTCGGTTTCCAGAACGGCAACAAGGATCATCTCGACTACGCTGCCGATAGTCTTGCCGTCCAGATTTGGCAGTGTAGCGTCTGACTTCAGCTTTTCGTACCAGTGCGGCAGGTTGCCCCCGCGACCGAGGCGCTTCAACACCGCTTCAAGGTTCGCTAGGTTCTCCCCACGGAGCGCAGCATTGACCTTCCCGATTAGGGGATCAAGATTGCTACGCACAATCTGCCGAAGTTCTTCTTTAGTAGGCATCGTCAAACAGCGTTGCGGGTTCTTTGCGGCGCGGCAAAGCACTTACCGGAATGCCTTCATCTACTAACCGCCCCATTACCCATTCGACCAGGGGCGGGGGAACTGCGTTGCCGTACAGCGGGTATTGGTCATAGACGGACACGACGCGGCAATGATCGTCAGGAAAGCCCTGAATGCGGGCATACTCAACATTCGTCAAGCGGCGGTAGCGATCCCCAACCTTGTAGCGTTCATAGTGCCTGCTAGTAGTGGAAGTCAGGGTAGGAGCTACGCCGTTGATGCCGAAAATGGTGTAGCCCATCCTTGCCCCGCCGCGCTGGTTGCTCAGAATCTCTACGCCGTTCACGAAGCGGTTGACCGGGCTATTGTCATGGACCCACTTCAAGGTTGCCTCTGTGAAGTCGAATTCATCGGGTACGGACGATTCTAGCACGGATGCCAGTGTCACCAGCGGGCAAGCCGCGCTGAACCTGTCCAAGTCTGCCCCGAAGAAGCGCCCTGCTGAAGCCAAACCCCAATCGGGAAACCTCGCCTTGTGGTCAGGAATCTGGTTCCAGCGGAGAGGATCGGATAGCCGGTCGCATTGCCGTCCGGTTAGGCAGCCGAAATCGTCCGGCGAAGCCAGCCTGATTCGAGTGCCGTTGGCTTGTTGCTTTGCTGACTGCCTGACACCGACGATAACCACGCGCTCGCGGTTTTGCGGCAACCCGAAATGCATCGCGTTCAGCAACCGCCATTCAAGCGAGTAGTCAAGTTCCGCCAGCGCACCGAGGATCGTAGCGAAGTGGCAGCCGTCTTCCATCGTCAGCAGCCGCTTGACGTTTTCGAGAACGAAGTAGCGGGGGCACTGTTCCTTCAGTACGTCTACGATCAACTGAAACAGCGTGCCTCTTGCGTCTCGCGTGCCTTCTTTCTTCCCCGCGCTGCTGAAGGGCTGACAAGGGAAACCGCCGGTCAAAACGTCGTGGCTTGGTACTTGTCCTTTGAGGGGTGCGAAGTCGCCTTCCTGATGCACCCCTACGCCGAACCGATCCCGGTAGACGGCTGACGCCTTCGGGCACAGATCGTTTGCCCAAACCGTTTCCCAACCGAGGCGGTCAGCCGCAATGCGGAAACCACCGATGCCAGCGAACAGTTCAACAGTCTTCATGCGGGTAGCACAGTGTCCGGCTTGTGGTGAACCCTCGACCCGTATTCGCTTCTTCATCGGCTGTTGCCCTGGTCCGGCTTGTGCCATTTTACGGACGCGCCGCGCCTCTGGCTGCTGCCGAGAGGACTGTACCAAACCGCCCGCCCATTTTGCTAGCGCGGATGCTGTCCCTTTGGTATACTTCCCTGGTCCGTACCTTCACCAAGCCAAGACCAGGGGAACAGCATGGCAAAGAAACCCGAACGGGGCGAAAAGGCGCGGTGGATTCGGGAAGCGCTGGTAGCGAATCCCGACTTGGGACCGACCGAGCTAGCCGAGATGCTCAACAAGAAAGCGGCGGATGCGGAAGTCAAGCTTACCTTCAAGCCGGTAGAGATCAGCGCCGCGAAGAGCCGAGAGGCAAAGAAGCAGCAGGACGGCGGGGGCGGGGGCAGGAAGGGACGGACCAGGGCGGCAGCAGGATCGGCGGCAGCCTCGACAGCAGCAACAGCAGCCGGGGCGGGGGAAGCAGTGGTCAAGCTGATGGAAGCCGCAAAAGCACTCGGCAAGGAAGAGGCAAAGAAGATTCTTGACCTGATGGGCTGAACAGGGGGAACCATGCCCGGAAAAACCCGCTACCTGTCCCGAATGCCAAAGACCGTACCAGAGGGGCGAATCGTCGTTCACAGCATCGTGAAGCCCACCCATCCCGAACAAGCGCCGGGGGTAAACGGCTTCCGTTGCTGGACGCAGCAGCCGGACGATACCGTAACCATCTGCCGTTGCGGATGGGCACCGCACCTACCGCAGCACTACAAGCCGAAACCGCAGTAAACGAAGACCCCCGGCAGCGCTATCAAGCCGTCTGCCGGGGGTTGTTGCACCTACGCAGACAGCAGATTTGCCAGCATTTCCAGCAGTTCCGGCAAAGTAATCTTCTCGCCAGTTAAGCAAGTTGAACAACGAACTGCTCCGGTTCACCAGCCCCAGCGCCGAGGGGCTGGTCCGCTACGACATGGCCCGGTCCGCGGCGCTGAAGGCGGATCTGGCGATGCTCGAAGGGACCGGCGGGACGCAAATCAAGGGGCTGATTACCTACTCGGGAATCACCCTGCACTCGGCGAGTACGCTCGGCGCCAACGGCGACACGTTCCAGCCGGCCGACGTGGCGCTCATGGACAGCAAGTTGCCGGACGCGGTGGACGCGCCGACCGCGTGGGTGATGCGCAAGGCGATGTTCGCGGCGCTCATGAACCGCCGGGCGGACGCGGTGTCCGCCAGCGACGGGAAGGGGCCGTTCCTGCTCCGCGGGCCGGAGCAGGGCCCCTCGGCGCTGCCGGCGGAACTGTACGGCACCCGCGTGGTCCGGTCGGCCCAGGTGTCGAACACGCGGGTGAAGGGCGGGGGTACGAACCTCACCTACATCCTGCTCGGGTACTTCCCGGACTGGGTGGTCGCCCGCATGGGGGTGATGGAGTTCCTCGCCAGCGGCCACGGCGACACCGCGCTCTCGAACGACCAGACCGTGCTCCGCGGCATCCAGCACATCGACGCCGGCCCGCGCCAGCCCGCCAGCTTCGTGCTGTGCGACCAGTTGATCGTCGCGTGACCCTTGTCAGAGGACAGAAGACAGAGGACAGAGGACAGAAAGAGTCGAATTGGTCTCGTTTTCTGGTTTCTGTCCTCTGTCCTCTGTCTTCTGTCCTCTTCTAACCCTGACCCCCATTCCTGGAGAAACCATGTCCACCGCACTGCACGACTTCGCCTCGGCCGCGTTCGTCGCCGCCGGGCTGTTCCCCGACACGAAGACCAGTTCGCCGACCGGCCCGACCATCGACATGCTCGCGGCCGACGGGCCGTGCTTCGCCGTCCAACAGGTCGGAGACATCTCCGACGGCGGCACGCTCAGCGGCCGCATCGAACAGTCCGCCGACGGCTCCAGCTGGAGTACGCTGACGACCTTCACCGACGTGACCGCCGACGACCAGATCCAGGTGATCCGGTTCACGCGGACCACCCGGTACGTCCGCTACGCCGCGACGCTGGCCGGGAGTTCGCCGTCGGTCAAGATCGCCGTGCTGATCGGCGAGCAGAAGAAGACGATGTGAAACCCGGGGCAAGGGGCGGGGTCGAGCCGGGAGGGGAACGGGCGTTCCGGGACCGGTTCGGACGGGTCTCGCCTCTTGCCCCTTCGCCCTTTTACCCTCTCACTCTTTCACCCACACTCCGATGGCACTCGACACACTCGCCAACGTGAAGACGTCGCTCCTGATCTCGGGCACCACCGACGACGCGGTGCTCACCCGCCTCCTCGACGCGGCGGAGGCGTTCATCGCCGAGTACACCGGGCGGGCGTTCGCCGGCGGGACGTTCACCGAGACGCACCCCGCCGGCCGCGAACTCGTCTTCCTGCGCAACTTCCCGGTCTCGTCCCTCACCAGCCTGAAGGTCGATTCGGCGCGCCTGTTCGGGGCCGAGACCGCCCGCCCCGCCGACACCTTCGTGGTCCACTCCGACCGCGGGGTGATCGAGTCGGTGACCGGGCCGTTTCTCAAGCCGCGGCGGCGCGACGACTGGCCCGGCGCGCTGCAAGTCGTCTACGCGACCGCGACGGGCGCGGTGCCCGGTGCCGTGAAGGAGGCGTTCTGTCAACTGATCGGCCACTGGTACCGGGTGGCGAAGACGGCCGCCGGCCAGAACTACGAGATGCTCGTCCGGCGGCTCGAGTCGAGCGTCGAGAAGGAATGGCCGTGGAGCGTCGCGGCCGGCGAACCGCTCCCGCCCGGCGTGCGCGAGCTGTTGCAGCCCTTCCGTGTGCCGGCCGCTTAGTAGGGCAGGAGACAGGGGACAGGAGACAGTAAAGACACTGAGATCCCATTGTCTCCTGTTTCCTGTCTCCTGTCCCCTGTCTCCTGCTCCCAGGTGCCGCCATGTCACTGACTCACGCCCGCGGCGACCCGTCCGAATTCATCCGCCGGTGTCTGATCGACCCGCGCGGCAACCCCATCGACCAGGCCAAGGTTCACTTCGAGTTGCAGGATCTTCTTTCGAAGTACCGGCACGCCCTGGTGGAACTCCCCCGCGACCACGGGAAGAGTTTTCAGGTGTGCGGCCGCGTGCTGTGGGAACTCGGCCGCGATCCGGCGCTGCGGATCAAGATCGTCTGCGCGACGGAGGCCGTCGCCGCGGAGCGCAGCCGCTTCCTCCGCGACGCCATCGCCCGCAACGACGCGCTGCACGAAGTGTTCCCCGGCCTGAGACCGGGCCGACCGTGGTCCGCGGGCGCGTTCACCGTCGCACGCCCGGCCGACGTGATCGGCCCGAGCGTCGCCGCGTTCGGCACCGGGGCCGGCAGCACGGGGACTCGCGCCGACCTGCTCATCTGCGACGACGTGGTGGACGTTCACTCGCTCCACAGCAGGAGCGAGCGCGAACGCGTCGCCGACTACTTCAACAACAACCTGATGAACCTGCTGGAACCGGACGGGCGGTTCTGGGGACTGTTCACGCCCTGGCACCTCGACGACCTGAACGCCCGGCTGAAGCGCGCGACGGTCTACCCGCTCCTGCACCGCGCGGTCACGTCGGAACTCGAACCGGTGTGGGGCGAGAAGTGGTCGGCCGACACGCTGCGGGCGCGAAAAGCCGAGATCGGCTCGACCTCGTTCGCGCGCGGCTACCGGCTGGTGCCGATCGACGACGAGGAGACGCCGATCCGCGCCGCGTGGGTTCGCTACTGGACCGAGCCGGCCGCTTGCGACACGGTGATTCTGTCGGTGGACCCCGCGGTGAGCGCCGGCGCGAAGTCCGACCGGTCGGCGCTCGTGGTGCTGGGCAGGACGACCGGAAGACCCCCTCACCCGGAACACCTCCCGCGAAGCGGGAGGTGTTCCGACCTCTCCCCCACCGTGTGGGGGAGAGGTGAAGGTGGTTCGCCCCTCGGTGAGCTAGGCGGGAGCGCCGAGGCCCCTACCTCTCCCCCACCGTGTGGGGGAGAGGTCGGCCCGCGGAACGACAGTTCC